TTGACAACGTGTTCAATAGCAGTATCACACTCAGGGTGTAATGCCATGTCACGATATCTTTTTATAATATCAAACTCTGTTCGGAATACGCCCTCAATATCTACATATTGACCATAAAAACCTGTAGACAGATAATAGTCAGCCCCATCCTCATTGTTTTGAGGAACAGGACTGACTACGCCTTTAGATTTCTTGGACTCATCTTCTATAGAGAATCCAAAGAGTTTTGCCATAATATCAGTTTACCTTGTTATACCGTATTTATTATACTACAGAATCGTTACTTCTGCCATCATATGCTTCCCACCACTGGACTTGGAGGGTAACTTGGAATTCTTCTACAGTGTCTTGAGTATCATAGTTCAACTCAATACCACTAACTGCACTTGGCCAGCATCCCTTCATACTGTATCTTCTCAGTACAGGAAGAGTAGCACCACTTTGCTCTCCACGAGTGTTGAGATCTGTAGATGCACGACCTAATTGGTTTACAGTCCAATCAGTAAAGTATTCTGAAGGATTGATAGTTCCAGATCCATCGGACACTTTGATTATAAAGTTTGCCCAACGCTCAAATGCTTCTCTTAGTTTAAAGTCACCGTCGTTGATAACTGTAATTGTCCAAGGATCAAATCTTCTGTCACCTGCTACCTTTAGTTGTCTTCCTCTAAAAGGAACAACAACTTCGGCAATATTTGATGCAGGTAACTGAGCACCTTTGATCATCATCCTATGTGTGTCATCTTTGATCTCATCGTCAAAGATTCCTAATCCATCAGGGAAGTTTAATTCCACCTCAAAGAGGTTAGGACGAGCACCACCCTGAGCCAGTCTGGTCTTGAACGAATCAATAGACCTTGTGTTATTGAGGACTGAAAAAATGTTCTTGTCTAATGCCATGATTGTGGGGGTCTCCTATTACACAGTTCCTACAACTTCACTGAAGGATACTCCAGTGCGTGTAGCTACGAATGTTAGTCCGATGAAGTTAATCGAACGTGCTGGTTTGATGTAAACATCTGCAATAAATTCATTGCGGTCAATAACATCAGCAGTGTTATTGCTTTCGTCACATATGAGTAGGAAGTCTTGAATTCCTCTCTTTGCTTGTACATCCCTTAGGAATGGTTCAACAACGTTGACGAAGTTAGACCTCGTACCAGCGTCGTTGAGTTCAAAGAGTGCTGCTTTAGCAGCATTCTCAACTGCTTTTTCTACAACAATAAAGAGTCTTCTTACGTTGATTCTATCAAATGCACTTTCAAATGATAGTGCAGTCTTATCTCCAAAGAGGATAATACCAGATCCAGGTTGAGAGATAATTGGATTGATTCTATTTGCATAGAGTCTATCTCTAGCATCCTGACCAGGATTGAACGCAAGTTTTACAGGGAAGTTCAAACCACCTCTTGCTGTACCAGCAGGTGAGAACCATGGGAACTGATCCCTGTCTGTTCTAACCATCAATCCAGCGATATCACTAGATGAAGGCATATAAACAAACTTTTTATTGAATCTATCGTATACGTACTGATAACCTGAATCAAATACTGCGTAAGATGATGAGGTTATAGGTGAGAAGAATGCTAGAACATTATCTAACTGATCTGTAGCACTAGCAACGTTTACTGTTGCATTTCTATTAGGCGATATAACAGCAACTGTATCCTTCCTGCCCTCGGCAATCTGGATCATTTTGTTTGCTTTTGCTTGCTCCTCTTCCTTAGTCTTATGTGCAGAACCTTGTAGTAGGAATCTAATATCACTATCTACAGGATCAGCAAACTTATCATATCCTGTTAGGATGTCACCTAATGGTGCATCAAACAATCCTACACCTGTATAGTCTTTACCACCTACTAGTGGGTATCCTACGTTTCCTAATGAGGCAAACTTAATGTTCTTTGCGTTTTGACCCCATGCTCCAGCATTATCAGTTACAGGAACAAATCCACTACTGAATCCAGACGCTAATGGTTCTGTACCATGATGAGTATCTGTTCCATTTACAGGTGATACACCAGCAAAAATAAATTCAGAGTTATCTGCTAAGAAATCTTTATAATAGATTGATCTACCACCAGATTGTGTGGTGTCTTTTCCTTTAGATAAGTTAGGGAATTTTTCAAGAACTGATCCTACATCACCAGTAACACCACCACCTGCATCTACAAGTACAACGTGGATAGCATCATTTGCTCCGTCTCGTCTCGTAACAAAATCATTTGTTTTTGGTTTGTTCAGCACTGCCTTCCAAGGAAGTGTGACAATATCAGAACCACCGTCTGCAACGCTTGTCAGAATATTTTGTGCTGTATACCAATCACTTATAGTACCAGAAGCAGGTGTAAACCTACTGTTTATATTTGACGAACTAGACGAGTTGATACCAACCAGATTACCTGTTCCAGTTTTGAACTCAAGTTGTGAACCTTCTTGATAATCTACGAGAGTTTCTGTGCCAGCAACAACTTTACTTACTACTCGAACATCTACAGTACCTGATCCAATGCTAGAGATGATACCTTTCAGCATACCAGTTGCAGCAGCAGTAGTACCAACACCAACCGTAACACCAGTCAAGGATTGTGTAACACCATATCCAACAAATATGTTGGTAGTTGTAACACCAGTAAATGTTTGATCTGCAGCGTTATCTATAACTGCAACTCTTATATTCTCTGCCCAGTGACCTGGATTTTTAGCAGAAAAATACCAAGTAGTATCATCCGCTTGATTATTGATGTAATCTTCGTAACCATCTACTCGAAGATTATTTAATGATGCTTGACCTGATGCAGCGTTTGCTGTGTTTAGATCTCCACCACCTACACGAACAACATCCAACTTACCGCCATACGATAAGAAATTGGATGCTCCATACCAACACTCATAATGGAAGTCAGTTGTTCCTACACCTGGTTCCCCAAATGTATCAACTAACTCTTTTTCATTATTAATTCTAGTTATTTCATTGACAGGCCCTTTACGGAAAGGAGCAGCAATACCACCAACGACGTTGAGTGTAAAGTCTACGCCACCCCTAGTGAGGTCAACCTCTCTTACTGAAATACCTGGAGATGCTAATCGAAGTGCCATTCTAACTCCCTGCAGTACCCGAACTTTTGACTGAAATTATTTAGGTTTTTTGACTGCTATACACCATTAGATACTATTGCTGTTCTTGAAGAATCATAAAATTTTCTATTTTCTTTTATTTTTCTCTCCATTCTTTCTGGTATTTTTATCTTTGGATGTTCTGTATCATCTGTTTTATTGTAATGTCCTATCCTCCAATCATCATCTATTTTGCAACCAAAAAATTCATTTATTATATCAACTATATTATGTTCATAATCTTCCATCTTGACAACCAAGGTTGGCCATCTTTTTGAGTATTTTTCTACAACATGTTCATAATTATAATTATCACTTACTAGGGTTATCCCATTTCTATAACATGATTCTACCCAATCTTTTGGTTCTCGTAAACATATCACAGTTCTAATATCAAAATATTCATCTAGTATTTCTTTTGCTATATCCAACTCTTTGTCAAACAAGTCAAAATTTAGTAAAGAAAAATCCATAGAACGATTTCCTAGGCAACTATGATAACGAATATATTTGTCCCAATTTGCTGGATCATAAACAAATGAATATAATAAGTCTATAAATTCACACACTGGTAATTCTTTTTGCCACATACTAAATCTTTTGATCTCCCATATAACATTCCTATGCAACTTCTCTCTGGTCCATTTAGGATCGGAACCATATACCATTGTTTTTTGTCTTAGAATTTTCCACCAATACTGAGATTCTTTAAGTATAGCTGTGGTAAATTGATTTGTTTCTCCTAATGACCAATATAAAGAACTTGTTCCTGATTTAGGAAATGCTGGACAGAGAACAAGTATAGGTTTCATAAAGTATAGTCCCACATATATGAACGATCTCCATATTCGTCAGCCTTCCAAACAGTACCATCTGACTCAACTATTTCAGACTCTTCATCAAACCCATCACATACAAATCCGAATGGAGCCATATCCTGTTCTATAGCATTTTTCTGCTCCTCGTATATACGTTTTCTTACATCCTGATCAGTCATCTCTTTGAAATAATCCTGTGCTACCAACCATGAAAATATAACCAAACACATAGCAAGGTCATCATTACAACCCTCTTCTGCCTCGAATGATTGTTTCTTTTGTATGAATGTAGTAAGTTCACTTATAATATTATAATCCATAAAAATAAGTTTATCTTCTTCAACTAAAGTTTTCAAGTTAGAGCACCCTACCTTTTTTGTAGTTGTGCTCATCTTTACACCTAGTTGTGTTTTGACACCAGAGAAACCTGATCCTACTATCTGACCTGCTCTACCACGCATCGCAACCATGAGTAAGTTCTCATACTCTAGGTCATAAAACAATATAGATGCTACTTGATCTCCTATATCATTGACTTCGCATAAGACATACGCATTGTTATATGCTGTTGCTACTTCCTCAATAATTGATGGAAACACCATTGGTTTTACTTCATTATCTCTATACGTTGCTACAATCTTATAAGGAAACTCTGTAATATCAGCAACAATAAATGCACTATAATCTTTCGAGATACCTCTTGCTACGTCAACTGTTACAATGTAATCTCTTTTTGGGAAAGGTTTTTCATATACCGATAACTTACCATTTTGTTCTATTGGTTGTTCAAATACCATCGATTTCAACTTGGATGCTGATATCAAGGTATCAACAGATCCTAAAAACTCGCACTCAAACTCAATAGCAAACTGTTGTCTACTAGTGTTTGATATAGTTTGTTGTTTCCATTTAGCATCACGACCTGGTACTTCAGACCAATGAACTTCTGTAGGAGTATATTCATTTTGCCCCCGTTCAGCATCATGCCACATTCGATAGAAATGATTCATACCATGTGGGGTGGATACTATTATAACCTTAGTAGATTTACCAGAGGATATAGTAGGATAAACAGACGCAAAGAAATCATCTGCCAAGTGGTTTTGCACGAATGCAAACTCATCAAGGAAGATGATATTGAAAGACATACCTCGAACAGCAGATGCTGATGTAGATGCTGC